TGGCGGTTATGTTAACAATTATCTTCCTTATTTCCCTCAACCCGAAATACGAATGATGTTATTGGGCTTTGCTGCTCGTGAAGCCTTACATATTGCTGCTTACTCTCATTTGATTGAAACTCTTGGTTTACCTGATACTACATACAATGAGTTTATGGCCTATGCTGAAATGAAAGAGAAGCACGACTATGTTATGAATATCTCTGGCCAAAATACAACCAAAGAAAATACAGCAACACATATTGCCGTGTTCTCTGCCTTTACTGAAGGTATGCAATTGTTCTCATCATTCATTATGTTGTTGAACTTCCCACGCCACGGTAAGATGAAAGGTATGGGTCAGATTGTTACTTGGTCTATTGTTGATGAAACACAACATACCGAGAATATGGTCAAATTGTTCCGTACATACATAGAAGAGAATCGTGAAATTTGGAACGATGAATTAAAAGGTAGATTATATACCATTGCTGAACGCATGGTAGAATTAGAAGATAAGTTTATTGATTTGGCATTTCAAATGGGTGCCATGGAAGATTTATCATCTGAAGATGTTAAGAAGTATATTCGTTATATTGCCGACCGTAGATTGATTTCTTTAGGACTCAAAGGTCAGTTTAAAGTGAAACGTAATCCTCTGCCGTGGGTAGAAGAAATGATTAACGCACCAACACACACAAACTTCTTTGAGAACAGAGCAACTGATTATGCTAAAGGTTCTTTATCAGGAGATTGGGGTGATGTTTGGGCTCATTAAAGGTTGCATATGACAGACAAAGCACTATCAGGCGATTGCCTCAGTTGTGAATCACAATACACAGTTCAATTCACAGAAGAATTGGTTTCACAAGAACTACCTGAACATTGTCCATTCTGTGGCGAAATCATCGAAGAATTATCCGAATCCTATATAGAGGATGAAGATGATTTGGATGATGAGGCATGGGAATAAACTGGACATATAATAATACAGATTTTACGGAAGACTTGATTGGTAATAATTACGGGTTCGTGTATCAGATAACCAATCTGACGAATGGTAGAAAATATATTGGGAAGAAATTCTTTTACTCTTCCAAAACCAAACAAGTCAAAGGTAAAAAGAAACGGTACAAAGCATCAAGTGATTGGCAAACTTACTATGGAAGTAGTGCCGAACTAACTACAGATGTGTTATCATTAGGTCATGACAAATTCACCCGTGAAATTTTACATCTTTGCCAATCCAAAGGCGAATGTAGTTATGTTGAAGCAAAAGAACAATTCATCCGTGGCGTTATGGAAACGGAAGAATACTACAACAGTTGGATTATGGTAAGAGTGAGAAAATCACATCTCAAGGATTACAATGTTAGACTATCTCAAAAAATTAAAGAATGATCCTGAAGGACCATTTGATGCAATCTTCTTTCTACCAGGTGAAAAGGATGATGAAGTTCATATCGAAGCTTCAATATTTAAAACACCAGGAGAAAAATTAGGTGGTAATGCATTGGGTGATTCTTATGAAGTGGTATTATTCAAAGATGATACCGAAAACGATAAGTTATATGATGTTGATCGGTTCGAGGCAATCTTCTTGGATCCATATGAATACATTTCCAATCTAATACCACAAAATTGGTTTGGTATGGTTGTAAGGAAAACTACCACTTCTGGTGGCTTCATCCAACGAATATTTGACAAATTAGAAAAAGTGTGATACAATAGCCTCCTATTGAAACTATTGAAAGTTTGTTATGATTCTCGTTGACCTAAACCAAGTATTACTTGCCGGACTTATGGCACAAATTGCCAATCATAAAGGCAAACTAGATGAAAGTCTGGTTCGCCATATGATTCTGAATATTATCCGAAACCATGTTAAGAATTTTAAAGCAGAATATGGTGAAGTGGTATTATGTTGTGATAACCGTAAATACTGGCGTAAAGAGTATTTTCCATTCTATAAAGCAGGTCGTAAGAAAAGTCGTGAAAAGTCCAACTTAGATTGGCACATGATTTTTGAAATGCTTGCCAAATTCAAAGTAGAACTCAAAGAAAACTTCCCATACAAAGTAATTGATGTTGATGGTGCCGAAGCCGATGATATTATTGGTACTTTAGCACCACGCCAAGCTGCTCACGAAAAAGTACTGATTCTATCAAGTGATGGTGATTTCCTACAGTTACAGAACTATGCAAATGTGAAACAATACAATCCATCACAGAAGAAATATGTGGTATCAAAGGAACCAATCTTAGAACTCAAGGAGAAGATTATCCGTGGAGATAAGGGTGACGGTATACCTAATGTACTTTCTTCTTCCGATTGTTTTGTCCGTGACCTCCGCCAAACTCCTATTACACAGAAGGTATTAGACAAGTTGATGAGTGAGAATTACTTGGACCAGAATGAATCCATCAAGGCTAATTTTATCCGTAATTCCACACTAATCGACCTATCTTTTACTCCAAAAGAGATAAGAGAAAAGATTATAAATACCTATGAAGAAACAAAACCTGCTAAAGGTAAATTGTTGAATTATTTTATTGAACATAAACTGAAAAACTTAATGGAAGTGATAGAGGAATTCTAATGAAAAACATTTATGAAGTATTTGATGAATTTGAAGAGGCTGATGGCAAAAAAGCCAAAATGGCAGTAATTGAGAAGAATCTTTCTCAGACATTGGTACAGGTATTAGAGTTGGCATTTCATCCAACACATGAATGGTTGATTGATGATATTCCTGCGGAATATAAAATTCCACATACTCTTCCCGGCATTTCACCGTGCCAATTGTCAACAGAGATTCGTAAGTTGTATTTGTTCAAAAAAGGACATCCATCCGCTGAACAATTGACACAAGAAAAGAGAAAACAATTATTATTGCAGTTGATTGAATCAATAGAACCCCGTGAAGCAGAAGTTGTTGGTGGTATTCTAAGAAAAGATTTAGGCGTTAAAGGTTTAACTTACAAATTTGTTAAAGAGGCATTCCCCGATCTTATACCATGATAAGTCGAAAAGATAGAATAATAATTACTTGTGGTACTTTTGACCCATTATCTAATCAAGAGTTAAACTTCTTGAAAAGATGTAGGTCGAAAGGTGATTGGCTTATCGTTGGTGTTCATTCAGACTGGTGGATGGCTTGGTCTGAAGGTGGTTATGTACAAGATTATCCTGCTCGTAAAAATATCATACAACATTTAAAATGTGTAGATGAAGTGTTTACATTCAATGATTCCGATGGCACCGTCTGCCAATTACTCAAAATCGTAAAAATTTGTTATCCTCATGCCGATATTACCTATATTTCGGAAGAGGATATGCATAATATGCCTGAAACTAAGATTAGAGGCATAACCTTTGAAACCATGAAATAGGAGATTGAAGTGACAAAGTTTGTAGGTAAGTTCCGTAAGAACCAAGATTATAATGAAGATTACATTTATATGCCAAAACGAAAACATCGTAATGAGCATTCCGAAATTAAGAAATTGAAGAATAGGAATGTAGAAGAGTTACTAAGTGACCTTGAAGATACAAGTTTACCAGAAAAAACTCAGCAACATAGATAATTTTGGCATAAGTAGGTATGTCCGCCTTTGATATGAGGTATTGGTAATAGTGTTGTATCCTAGCAACAAAGCACTTGACACCAGCTTGTAATTATGAGATAATGGTTCTTCAGTCACGGAGAACTCATTATTATGATATATGGTTATATTCCCAAATCTAAACCCAAGAAATTAACTAAAGCTCAACAAGAGCAAAAAGATCAATGGTTAAGGTCTATCAATTCAATGTCTACCAATTTCAGTAGAAATAAATCCACGAAGTTTTCCAAAATAACTCCAATGTTTTCCATTCCTGCAGGTCGAGAAACTCCTCGTCTTGCGTCCTTAGATACTGGTTTTATCGCTTGTACTAAGAAATTCGGAAATTCTTACACAGGAGCAAAGATTAAAGGTATTGGTACGATGCACAAGTCAAATGCTGTGCCAATTTTTACAGATAATGAAGCAAAAGAGATTGCGAGTATGAGAAGATGACGATTAGTAATTTGGATTGGGAAGAATATGAACATTATCTCAAAGCTTTATCAGAATCGGAACTCAAAATTGAGTTGGAATGGTTAAAATCAGTCGGAATTGCGAAAGAAAGAGGCAGTACAGTCGCTTCCGAGCAAAATGACACACTACAGTAAGGTGATTATGCTAGCAAAACACGAAGAAACACAAATTTTGCAAGGAATTGACAATATTATGTTCAACTTGCGTCATGTACCAACAGAAGATGTTGCGTATTTTTTAGTAAAGTTCGATCCGAAGCTTGCCGACAAGTTGGCAGCTGCAATTGAGCAGAATTTTTTCGAAAAAAGTCAAGGAAAATCAAATGAGTGATCACGGATATTATATTTGGCTCGATGCCAATGTGCAGGATGCAGAAATTCCTGATTGGAAGCGCTTAGATTTAGTAACTCGCAAGTGGGCAATACTTTCCTTGCATGAAAAAGATCAGGCCGACTACCAAAAACGCAAGGAATTATACGAATAATCATTATGTTGCTAAAAAACAACGCTTTTCCCGAAACTACTTGACGGTAAGCGATATATAGCGTATAATGGTTCTATTAACTCGGAGATTATATGGAACTTATTCAATCAAAATCACTACTTGCCAAACTTATGGCAACAGAAAATCTTATTGTCGAACAACGCAATGTATCAACTGCGTCATTCGATGTCAAAAACCGTGTATTGACGGTACCTGTATTAGACAAAAACATTTCTGGTTACCTTTATGACCTTTTCATGGGTCACGAAGTTGGCCATGCACTTTACACTCCTCTTGATGGTTTAATTAAAGCTCACGAAGAAAAGATTCCATCTGGCATTATGAATGTGTGTGAAGATGCTCGTATTGAGAAAAAAGTCAAAAACAAATATCCTGGAATTCGTTCCAGTTTTATCCGTGCGTACAAAGAATTAATTGATAAAGATTTCTTTGGTACTGCTGGTACAGACCTTAACGATTTGAACTTTATTGACCGTGTTAACCTTTATACTAAAGGCGGCGCAACACAAGGTATCAAATTTACCCCCTATGAGCAAACCCTCGTTCACATGATTGAAGGTACCGAGACCTACGATGATGTGATGAAGGTTGCTCGCCTCGTTTCTGATTACATGAAGAAACAAGCCGAAGAACATCGAAAAAATCATCCAGAAGAATTTGAAGAAGATGAAGATGGTGATTATGAAGGCATCGATGCCGATGGTTATGATGATTCTGATGAATTTGATGAAAATGAAGAAAATCGTCAAGATGGTAATTCTGGCGAAGAATATCCAAATGCAAAAGATGAAGATAAAGATTTAGAATCTGATGGCCATCATGAAGCTGGTGGTGCCGAAATTTCTGAACACGAAGCGTTAGAAACCAAATCTTATACAGATGAGGCATTCCGTAAGAATGAGAAGAAGTTATATGCTACTGATGGTAGTACACATTACTATGGTAACATTCCTAAAATTGACCTTACTGATGCAATTGTACCCCACAAGACTTTATGGAAACGTTTTCGTGTAGATGCTGAAAACCCTTACGCATACAAACGGGGTATTGACACCGAGAAGTTTATGAAGTTGCGTAATGATTCTAAGAAAGTTGTTGGTTATCTTGCCAAAGAATTCGAATTGCGTAAAAATGCCGACCAGCTGAAACGTGCAAGTATTGCCAAAACTGGTGATTTGAATATGAGTAAGATTTATTCTTATCAGTTAACCGATGATATCTTTAAAAAGATGACAATTGTTCCTGGTGCTAAATCACACGGTCTTGTTATGTTCCTTGACTGGTCTGGTTCTATGTCTAATCACTTAGAAAATACCGTCAAGCAATTAATCAATTTGGTAATGTTCTGCAAGAAGGTAAATATTCCTTATGATGTATATGCTTTCTCTTGTGAATATGATGAACCGTACCAACAACCTTTAGTTGAAGGTGATATTGTGATGCATCGGTTCAAATTATTGAATCTGTTATCAAGTAAGATGACTGCGGCTGAATTCACATATGCCGGTTCTGCCTTAGTTCAGATGTCCGAGTTACGCCGTGGCTGGAAACCAAACTGGTTCCAAAAAGGCGGTACACCTTTGAATGAAGCTGTTATCTCTGCTATGACGATTGTTCCTGAATTTCAGAAACAATATAAGTTACAGATTGTAAATACTGTATTTCTAACTGATGGTGAAGGCCATAGTAATAAAGAAGTATTTTACAAAGATGACAAAGGTAATATGAGAGATGGTACAACCAACAAACAGATTGATTATGATGCAATCGATTGGCGGGCTCAACGTAAGATGGTCATTCGTGATCCAATTACTAAACATCAAGAATTTGTTGATAACGCATACAGTCGTGAGTTGACAGCATCATATATAAAGATGTTGAAGGCAAGAACTAATTGTAACATTGTTGGTTTCTATGTATTGGCTGGCCGTGAATTGGGTCGTGAACTACATCATTTTTATCCTAACAATTATATGTTACACGATAAAATCAAAGCAGAGTTCCGCAAGAACAAATCATTGACTGTTAAGAATGCCGGTTTCGATGAATACTATTTGTTGAAAACTGAAGCATTAGATACTGATGAAGATGTGACTTTTGAAGTGAGAGAGAATGCCACTACCCGTGGTCTGGTTTCAGCATTTAGTAAGTATGCTGGTAACCGTTTGAATAACCGTGTTGTATTAAATCGTTTTATAGGATTAATATCATGAAAGATATAGCAACTTTTGTTGGTGAAGCTGGTAAAATTATGGCCGTGATTTATGAAGGCGAAGGCTTTTGGAAAGTAAATTATGGTACATCAGATGCACCATCCTCTTTTAGTAAAGTGTTTATGACGGAATCTGAAGCAACTGACTTTGCATCGGATTACACAAGTAAAAATTCTAAACCTACTTTTTTGAATGAATAAGATGGAATATGTTGAAGCGGATGATTTTAATCCCAAGAAGATATATGACGATTTGATTGACCGTGCAAAACAGGCAAAAGAATGGTTTGTATATTGTTATATTGAAGAAGAATGGATGCCAAGAGGAGAAGCATTACCTTTTGACCTCATCATTAAAGACGGAGTATTTACCTGCCGTGTAGTCTGTACCACTTATACAGAAGCGCAGACTATCGTAGCCAATACTCTACCCGTAATTAGATTTATAGAAGATCCCAATGAAAGATAAAGTTAGAGAAGCATTAATTATAACACAAGAAGAATGTGCTGAAGTAATTCAGGCAGTATCCAAAGTCATGAGATTTGGATTTGATTCTTGTTACCCAACCGAAGATTCTGCCTCAACCAAAGAATGTCTAGATATGGAACTTGGCCAATTACTTTGTATGATTGGTATTCTCGTAGACCAAGGTGTGGTAGATGAGAGCGCCATGATGGAAGCCATGGAAGCCAAAAAGATTAAACTAGAAACTTGGTCAGATATTTTTAAATAATGGATATCAACCAATTAATTGCTTTCCTACATAGAGTATACGTTTGGATTCCTAAAAATAATGCCATGCGTACCGAATTAGAGAATGTTATTAACCAATTAAAATCACAGAGACCACAATAATGGAAGCCCTAAAGATAACCGGTTTCATTATGTTACTTGCCGTAGCCTACGCTGTGGTAAATGACAATGATTACCATGATAAATTTGACAAACACCTCACAGTCCGTTATAATTGTGAGATGTTAGTGGGTGGTTGGCATCCTGATGTTCCACCACAAGTAATCGAAGAATGTAGAAAAGCCAACCGAAGAGAAGTGATTACTTATAAAGATTAACTTCTGTAAAGTGCCTGAGCTTCTTTGTACTTACCGTTACGAGATAGTTCAGCTGCATACTTGGCTTTACCCATTGCGCAGAAAAAAGAATAGATAGTGTTTAGAAAGTTCATTGTAAATCCTTATTAGTGTTTATACTAATATATAGGTACCAGAATGTTACAGGAGAATGACATGACAACATTTACAACCGAAGATAGATTGAGCGCCATGCCTAGGGAAAATATTCCAAGAAGTAGGACTATTATTAAGTTAATGAATATTGCTGATGATTGCCATAGAGCAGTTAAAGACTTAAATGATCCAGACCTTGAAATGAGATTGAAACTGGTGGCTAATCTGGTTGCTGGTATTCTGAATGATTACCATGACAGGACTCCTAAATGAACCAGTTGGAACTCGATATAGATTTTCAACCACTCACCGAACAGATTGAGTTAGACTTAGAATACGGACCAACACACTTCCATTTCAGAGTACAAGGAATTGCTGGTACTATTTCAATGCATATCTTAGGCTCTATACACGAATATAAAGAACCACCTACCTATTAAATTGGAAACAAACATAATGCGAAACGTAAAATCGAAACTGGCCGGCCTAGTCCTTCTCACACTTCTGGTTTTTGCCAGCGCTTCCGGGGTCTATGCGTATATTGGTAAACCTTATATTTTCACTATAACCGAGGATAGTATTCTTTGTAAGCCTCAAAAGAATTCCTCAGAGGATCTGTGGGATTGCCAAGATTATCACGGTAACGTAATTAAGAATCTGGCCATTTCTATCTTTATCGACTAATATGAAAATCGAAAGAACCTGGATTCCTGGTGGCCTTCCCAATTTATACTACTACGTTAACCAGACAGGTAGAATTATCGCTGAAACGACTATCACCGGTACTGGTAACTCTAGTAAGTATTCTTGTATAGTTTATCCCAACCCTAGAGATAGTGAAACCTTAGGAATGTATATTAGTTCCGAAAAGGCCAAAGAAGCCATAGAATATTAC